ACTCTGGAGAAGGTCTATAATTATGAGAGTTCCTTCTGGAAATCTTGGCGGGGCAAAACCAGTTTCTTATCTTTGGGAACGGCATCGAGAGATCGCTCGGTTGCTAGTATCGGGCGAGCGTCCTGTAGATATCTGCCGGCGCTTAGGTTATACCCAAAGCTGGCTTTCGACCGTAATGAATAGTCCGGTTTTCAAAGAATATCTTTCCAAACTCTCTGAAAGGAAAGACGATCAAGCTATTGATATCCGGAAACAGATTGAAGAAGGTGCACAAGTTGGTGTGTCTGCCCTCTTGAAGATTCTAAAAGAAGAAGATGAATACAAAGATCGAGTTAGTGTTCAACAAAAGATCAAGATTGCCCAAGATTTTCTGGACCGCGAAGGGCATGGAAAAATAACAAAGGTTGTAAACGACACAACTGTTAAGGTGCTCACAGAGGATCGGATTCAATCCTTGAAAGAACGTCGTCAAGCTATGCTGGCTAACCTAGCTCCGGTTGCTATCGAGGCGGAATATGTCACTGAATGATAGTGAGATTGAAGATCTTATTGGACCTTGCGTAGATGACACAGCAATGACTGCTGTTACGCTGTTCGGAGAGCATATTACAAGACCTTTTTGCCCGCTGCACAGGACTATTCTTGAACTCCTGGATGATGACTCAAAAAGGTTGGTAGCTATTGCAGCTCCTCGGGGCTTCGGTAAGACAACACTAATCGGACTGTGCTACACTGCGAGGAAAGCCCTGTTCAGGCATGCGCCATACATCGTCTATATAAGCGCAACAGCCTCCGAAGCAGCACAGAAAGTCAAGACGCTCGCACGTGAGCTTGTTGAAAATGAACTCATCAAAGAGCTTTTTGGCAATTTGAGAGGTGATAAGTGGGCAGAAGAGAAGGGTGAGATTGAACTTACTGATGCCAACGGAAGGCCTTTTTGCTTTATCCAGGCTAAGGGCGCTGGCAACCAGATTCGTGGTTTGAAGTGGGGGAAGCATCGACCTTCTTTGTTCCTTGTCGATGACCTTGAAAGCAAGGATGAAGCACAATCTGAAGAGAACAGGAAGAAATTAAAAAAGTGGTTCTTTGGCGATTTGCTCGGAGCTATGGACAACAGCGATAGCTCAGATAGTCGCCTAGTTCTTATCGGAACTGTGGTTCATCAAGACAGTTTGCTGGCAAACCTCCTGGACGAGAAGACGGATTTAGATTTTGATAATCCTGAAAAGGAAGAACTCAACAATCTAATGAGGTCTAAAGAAAGTTTTCACACAGTTCGCCTGGAGGCTTGCGACGATAACTATGAAAGTATATGGCCAGAGTTCATCAGCACAGAATCCATCCGGGCCAGAGCTGAGGCATACCGTCAACGTGGATTGCTTGATATCTTTTTCATGGAATTCAGAAACATCGTTATTGCTGGTGAGACCGCAGCATTCCAGCAATCTATGTTTCGTTACTATTCTGAGGGATCGGCAGAGTTTCAAGCTGAACTGAAGGCAGGCCAGATTGAGACTGTTATAATAGTTGACCCAGCTAAAACTGCTAATACGCAGAGTGCCTTTACGGCCATTATCGCAGTTGGTTTCAATGCAATAAAGGGGAGAATTTATTTCAGAGAGTCTATCAACGATAGATTGTTGCCTGACGAAATCTTTGCAAAGTCCATCGAATTAGCGAAGCGCTTCAATACAGCTAATATAGGTATCGAAGTTACAGGTTTGAATAACTTTGTAACATACCCCTTTCAGCAGTTTGTTAGTCAGCAAAGATCTTATATTAATATAATTGAGATCAAGGCTATAAAAGCTAAGGATCTCAGAGTAGCTGCACTGGCTCCGCTGTATCGTATGGGAGCTGTTTATCATAACGAAGATCTGCATGTTCGTGGGAGTCTCGAAAGTCAACTCTTGAGTTTTCCCTACTCAAAGTATTGGGACGTAATGGACTGTTTTGCAAACTGCATTGAAATGTTTGATATAGGTGAAAGGAACTTTGCAACAGCCCCTTTGCAGATTACTTCAACAGAGCTCGATGAATACGAAGCGCTGAGGGCTGCCGATAAGCTTGAAGGTTCAATAAACTCTTTTATTCACTACTAGTTAAGTGTTGAAATTTTCAACACCAAAGGTGATACTATGGCTATAGATCCTAATATACCTTTCGATAATGCCCTTATCTCAACTTTACCGGCCGCCATCAGGGAAGCTCGCCAAATAGTTGCAGACTATGCAGCAGGTGATGCGCCCATGGATAAGATTGTTTTCGATACTGCTGCGGGTACTCCTACCCCTGGGAATGGCATTCTCTTCTGGGATAACACACTCAAGTGTTTGGCAGCCTTCAGCGATGGCATCAATAACAAGATAGGTTATCTAGACACAGATTGGACACTATCTGCCAATAGCGATACCAAGGTGCCGAGCCAGAAAGCTATCAAGACTTACGCAGATCAGTTGATTTCTGCCGCTGTATCAACCCATGCAGCACTCGCGACTACTCATGGAGTAACGGGTGCGCTTGTCGGCACAACTGATACTCAAACCCTCTCCAACAAAACTCTTGTCGCCCCAGCTCTCGGCACTCCTGCTAGTGGTGTTTTGACCAACTGTACAGGGCTACCTATGACTACGGGTGTAACTGGGGTACTACCTATCGCCAACGGGGGTACAGGTTCATCTACACAGAACTTTGTAGACCTCACCACCAATCAGACGGTGGGCGGAGTGAAGACGTTTAATAATGGTCTATTGGCGGTCGGAATAGGTGTTGCTGGATCAGGCAAACTTAATAGTGACTATATCACCCCGTATAATAACGGCCCAATAACTTTTCAAAATTATAACTTCACCACCTTAATGACCCTCACCGCCACCGGCAACCTCCTTATCAGCACTACAACAGACGACGGTTTTAATAAGCTGCAGGTTAATGGGGCGGGTTATTTTGCAGGCAAACTTACATTGGGCGACCTTTTTATTACACCATCGAATTTCGGTTATGGTGCTGCATACAAAGTGCTGTCGCTCTACAGATCTGGTAATTACTCAGTGTCGCTGAATCAAGACCCACTTGCAATAACTGATGGTGGATTCGTTGGTGATGGTAGCGAAATATTGATACGCCGTGGTACGCGTTTTATCATGCCTAATGCTGCTGGTACTGTTTGGTCAGTGCCTATGATGTTTGGAAGTTCTGGCCAGCTATTTGTTGGCACAGCTGTTGCCCTTGGCGACGGTACAGCCAAGCTGCAAGTTAATGGTAGCGGGTATTTTGCAGACATAGTGCGAATAACAAAAGCCGGTGATGCCCGTGTACACTTTAACAATACAGCATGGACTAAAGAATTTTGGATTGGCACGGACTCTAACGCGTTTAAAATATACGATCAAACAGCGGCAGCCACAAGATTGCAAATAGATAGTATTGGGACGATGGTTTTTTATGGCAACATTATTTCTGATGGCAATACCTTTAGAGTTACTAATCCTCGCACACCAGCATCGGCCGCAGCATCAGGCAATAACGGTGAAATATGTTGGGATTCAAATTATATCTATGTGGCTGTGGCCGACAATACATGGAAGCGTGTAGCATTATCAACGTGGACTTAAAGGAGATTTTAAAATGCAACAAATTAGCTTACAGCTCGAAACAATCAACCAAGTTATCTACGTACTGTCTCAATTGCCAAACAGCTCTGGCACGTTCGGTCTGATGATGAACATTAAAGAGACAGCCGAGGCTCAGGTTAAAGAGCAACAAGAACAGAAGGAGTCTGACAATGGGTGATTATAAAGAGTCGACTTTAGCAGGAACTAGCTGGCAGAGAGCCGTCAGAGTAGTGGTTGAGAATCCTCTCAACGGTACACCATCAATTATGTTTGTCGAAGAGCAGGCTATCAACACGGGAAGCGATATTATCACCCGTCCTGTGGCGAACCTATCATGTTCATTTGACCCAAGTGCTACATTCCCCGCCCTTGATCCTACTACCAACGAACCCGTAGGCAGGGACATTACCCATGGCGAGGTGTATGGGCTGCTGTACAGCTTGTATATGGACTTGGCAAAAAAGCGGGATGCGCAGGTGACACCATGATCGGGTACATTGCGTTAGGCGTGGCTATCACTGCCCTGATAGGCGTTATCTATATTATGTTTGTTGCCCTACCTAAAGTGGGCGACGGCGTGGAGCAGCTAGGTGACGGACTGGCTACTCTTGGCAAGCGAGTGCAGGACTTCGCAGCATTCATGGCAGGTAAACTGTGAAGCGATATTTCCTCAATATACTCATAGCTATTGATCAGTTCATCAATACCATAGTCGGTGGCGACCCTGATGAAACTATTAGTAGTCGCGTTGGTAAGCGCCGGGATAATCGTGAGGTGTTTTGGGCAAAGGTAGTTGATAAGATTTTCTTTTGGCAGGAGAATCACACCATTGAATCTATTGAGGTTGACGAAGGTAAGGATGGCGTGCTATGACAGAACACTTTACCCAAAAAGAATTAGAGTATAGCGCAACAGGAATTCGACTAGGTTTGTCTAATAAATGCCCGGATGATCTATTACCCAATATGCAGCATGTGGCAGAAAGACTGGAACTGGTACGAGCACACTTCGGCAAGCCGGTGCGTGTCTTATCCTGTTACCGATCACCAGCGGTGAATACTGCTGTAGGTGGGTCTGCTACTTCAGCTCATAGGTTTGCACACGCCGCTGATTTTGTCGTTTCAGGTGTATCGGTGTTGGAAGTCTGTAAGTGGTGCGCTGAAAACATACCTGATTACGATCAGATTATCTATGAGTTTGGCGAAGATGGCTGGTGCCATATAGGCTTTACGCGTAAAACTCCAAGGAAGCAATTGCTAACTGCGAAGAAAGCTGGTGGAAAAACTAAATACACCGGAGGGTTTCATGAGTGAGGTAGAGCCAATCTGCAAAAACTGCATTCTCTTTTCGTGGAGGCATTTCTATTGTGCTTTAGATGGTAAACAGCATGAAGGGTGTTTTTCAAACTTCAGACCAGATCCAGCTAAGGAGGGCACCGCGCATGCCGGAGTTTCTAGCGAGAGTAGATAATTGGTTTCTTGTACTTGCAGGTCTCGCTTTTCTTTGGATGGCTAACCGATCTTTTGCTAAGTTCGATGCTACACAAGATCGATTCCAGGAATTAATCGATCGCCTATTTCACAAGTACGAAGATCTCTCGGGTCGCGTTGCTAAGATTGAAGGACGCTGTGACGAGAGAGACTGCTAAAGGAGGCTGTTATGAGTGTCTTAGGTATGATCCTTCCTGCATTATTGCCGGCGGTTGCCGATGGCCTGAAGGGTGTTTTTCAAAAATTCTTCGGCGGAACTAAACCTGTTAATGTTGATGAACAGATTAAATTGATGCAGGCAGAGGCTGACAAGCTAAGGGTTATCGCTGAGCTGGATAAGCCTAGCGACAAGATTAGCGTGTGGGTAGCTGATTTACGGGCCAGCTTTAGGTATATTGCAGCAGGTTTTATCTTGCTGGCTTGTATGTTTTTCGTAGCTTACTACTTCTATCTGGTAACAACTGATGCAAATAATAAAGGGCTAGTTACTCTAATGCCTCTTCTTGACATTCTTCTGCAGCTGGCTGGCTCTGTATTTAGCTTTATGTTCGGCGATAGGCTTTACTTAGGCTTAAGGGGTAAAGGTTAGTAAACTTTTGTGTTTAAAATTTCAACACTAAAGGGGATTGATTATGGCGGTACTTACTGTTTCAACCGGAGATAGTCTCCCCCGCAACGTGCAGTTTCAGCTAAATGGATTACCTAGAGACCTTACTGGTTACGGGGTAGTTTGTCGGATAGAAACTAATCCGGTCACCACAAAGACTATTACAATAGCAGAGCCTTTGTCGGGAACTGGAACTATTGTGTGGGGAGGTATTGCGCCTGGAACTTACAGGGCTCAATTCAAACTAACAAATCTATCCGGAGATGAGTATACAGAGAAGTTTACGCTAATCTCGGAGTCTGCCATATGAGTGACTCAATTGTATTAGTTGAGAATGCAACTCCGGTTATATCTATACAATCTCAGAACGCAATCACAGTTGATGATCAATCAAACGTGGTTGTTGAAACAAGGCCTGACGTAGTTGAAATTAAGTGGCTTGGCTTTGAAGGAGCTCCCGGTACAGATGGTGCTGATGCGGACTTCTCCGATCCGGCAACAGTGGCAGATATGCTACTTGCCCTGTCTGGGCAGATTACATCTTCGATGCTGCACTCAGCACTTTTGACCTCTATCAATAAGATAGATGTAGGACCAACTTCGCTTGAAGCCCAAGCTGCATTGTTGCAATATGCAGATAGCCAACTAAATGCAGCTATTGCTACCGATAGTGCTAGAATTACAGCTGCGGAATCTTCGATATCTGATATTGATGGGCAGCTCCTTTTGTTCGGATCTGATCTTGATACACTCGATGGAAGGATTACCGGCAACAGTGCTGCTATTGATTCAATCAAGACTCGAGTAACAGCCAACGAATCTGATATAGTAACACAGTCGCAGAGTATACAAGGTATTTCTTCACGCGTAGATATTGTTGAAAGCGATCTTACGGCCCAATCAGCGATTGTTAATCAAAACACTTCTTCGATTACTGCCCTTGATGGTGATATAACAAGTGTGGCTGAAACGCTATCTACGATCACTGCCGGCGTTGGCGGTATGACCGCAGCTATCCAGTTAAAGAATGAAGTTATCGCCGGCACAACTAAGCCTCTCTACGCGCAGAATACGGTCAAGTTAGATGTTAACGGTAAGATCAGTGGTTATGGTCTGGCTTCCACTGAGACAGTTTCAATCTTTGAGATACTT